GTTGAAAGACAATATATAAAAGGGAATTATAGCACCAAGAGATGTTATGGCTTTAATTTTGAAGGTAGATTATCAGATGTAACCGGCTCAGCAAATGCTGCGCCGTATAAGCACGACGCCTCTTTGGGTGCCATTACTGATTATATACCAGAATATTTTAATCCTGTTTTTGATGGGGATGTTTGGTTTAGTTTGTGTGATCTAAGCGGTTCGTTTGCAAACCCTGGTGAGAACGAGAAATATACATCAAATAATTTAAGAAATCTTGCTTATACAAATGGCACGAAGTTTACAAGCTTGGGAAATGTTGGAGGAACGTCCGCAGCCAAATTTACAACATTTTTCTGGGGAGGATTCGATGGGCTGAATCCGTTTGTTAAATCTAATTTTTATACGTTTTATACAAAGTATCCGGATGATGGAGTTTATAAGCCATCAAGTTGTCTTGGCTATAATGATAAAGTGTCGGTTATGATCGTACACTGTGATTTTCCATTTTATCCAGCAACAAGCGATTTTACTGGTGGAGAAGTGGAGGACAACTTCTTGATTTATTCTTTAAGGAAAGCGTTGGATATTGTGTCCGATCCCGATTTTATTGATATAAACTTATTGGCAATGCCGGGTATTACAAATAAATTTTTGAATGATTATGCAATAACAAAATGCGAGGAGAGGGGAGATTGTTTGTTTATCAGCGAAATGGCGGAATTATATACTCCAGTAGGAGAAAATGACGATGTTAGAAGCATAGATTCTGTCTTAAATTATAGGGACAGTTCTGGTTTTGACAGTTCATATGCTTGTACTTATTATCCGCATTGGAAGAAGTTTGATGAAAAACTTAAGAAATATGTATGGCTGCCGCCTTCTATTGGTATCCTTAGATCGATTGCTTTGACAGATAAGATGGCATTTCCTTGGTTTTCGCCAGCAGGTTTTACAAGAGGTGGAATTCCAGAGGCAACACAGGTTTATACTCGCACAACTTTTACAGAAAGGGAAAATCTTTATCAGAAAGGAATTAATCCCATTGCGCAATTTCCAAACGAGGGAATTGTTATTTGGGGCCAGAAAACATTGCAGGTCAAAGAGTCTTTGTTAAACAGGGTTAATGTTCGTAGAATGGTTATCCATGCGAAAAAGGCTATTGCTTCTGCCGCCAAGTTTTTGGTTTTTGAACAAAACGATGCAAAGACATGGGAAAGATTTGTTGACATGGTAAGGCCAATATTGATGCACATTAAGAATCAGCAAGGATTGACAACTTTTGATGTTATTGCCGATTCAAGGACAACTTCATTGGCGGATGTTAATAGGGGAGTATTAAAAGGATATGTTATTGTACAGCCAACACCGGCTCTTGAACAAATACAGATTGGGTTTATAATTTCTAATGAGGGAGCATCTTTTGAATTTTAATGGAACATAAAAGAAAAATTATCAAAGAAGTTTCTTATTCAATACCAGCGGCTGTTTATTTAGATGAACCAATGTGGAAAGACGAGGATGAAGATTTACAAGAAGAGATATATAAGGTAATGAATATATTTGAAGTATGGACGGATTTTTCGAGAAAAATTTTACACTTAGTTTTTAGCGAATCAGTATGGGCGGAAAGAGAAGCATTAGAGCCAATGATGTTTTTAAAAAACAAGATTGCGGAGTATTTGGAAACATATTTTGGAGACATTTTAAAGGGCGAGAAACAAGCTGGGCAGGGACATTATCGATTTGTTTTTGATGCCCCGGTTAATAAGCCAGAATTAAAAATGATGTTTAAAGAATTGCAAAAAGAGTTATCGCAAGAGAATAAATATGAAGGTTTATTTAAAACAATAATCTTTCCTTGGGATAAAAAATTTATTGATGATTAAATAAAACATGATAATTTTTATAAAACAAATAATTATTTGTATGGTACAGAGGACAAAACAATGGCAACAGACGTTTTAGAAATTGACAGCATTATAACCAATCAATACGAACCTAAACGAAAGAATAGGTGGGTGATGGAAATTGATGGCGAGGAGGCCTTTTTTGTAAGAACCACTTCCCGACCGTCATTTTCAGTTGACGAACATTTAATCGATTATTTGAATCTAAGAAGGAAGCTAGCAGGCAAAGTTACGTGGGAGGACATAACGATTACTCTTTACGATCCAATTGCTCCATCTTCTGCACAAAAATTTACAGAGTGGGCAAGGTTGCAGCATGATGCTGTTTCAGGTAGGCAGGGTTATAGGGCTATATACCAAAAAACGTTGAAATTAAAAGGATTGGATCCAACAGGGGCGGTTGTTGAACAGTGGGAATTGGTAAACACTTGGTTGAAATCCGTAAATTTTGGCGATATTGATCATTCGACTGGAGATCCCATTGAGATATCGTGTGTTATAGCGTTCGATTATGCGATCCACAATTTTTAATTTTTAAAAGCAAAATTAGAAAGAATGTTTTTTAAATGAATAAGCATCAAAACAAAAAGCTCTTCAAAAAGTTAAGTAGAATTCACGGCTATCCAAAGCCAAGCAAAATTATAAGAGACAAAAAGAAGCGAGATAGAAAACTTAAAACAAAAGATTTTATAAAAATTTTGGATTTTGATATATAATGGTGTTATGGAAATTACAAAAAAAGATCTAGTAGCAATTTTTAAATCACCATCAGTAAAGCCGGTGCTTAAAGAATGTGTCAAGGAATTAATAAAAGACGTTTTAATCGAGGAGGGGTTAAGGGGTTGTATGAACAGACTAACAGAGATATTGTCTGAGCACATCAGTTCAAATACGGATATTGCAGAAAAGCCAAGAACTACCACAGCCAAAACTCTTCTTGAACAGCTTCCTGACAAAGAGACAATTGTTCAGGGACTAACAGAACAGAAGAACCCCAAACCAAATAAGATTGTAACATTAGACGATGCCATCGATGATGCTATCAAAAACAATCCTGCTGCTGTTGAAATGTTGGCCCAAGAAGAGGCAATGAAAAGAGGAATATAAAGAAAAGACGGTTTTATGTCCTCGCAATTAATTGAATTCTTAAAAAGTAAGTTAGGCAAATGTAAAAACACCAAGCATGGTTATGAGCAGTATGCGTTTAAGTGTATAGATGTAAATTGCCCTTCACACAACAAGAACAAAAATAAATTAGAAATAAACATAGACGATCCTAACAAGCCATTGATTCATTGTTGGGTTTGCGGTTTATCAGGTAGAAATTGGTTTACAATATTTAAGTCAACGGAAAGCATATCGGAACTTAAAAGCATTTTGCCGCTTTCACAAATAAGCGATGATGAGGGCGGAGATATATTAACGGCGGCAAAAGATATAAAAAAAATATTAAGTCAGAGTATATTAAAGAACAGCATAAATGATAATTTAACCGAAAAAACCTTGGGCAATTATACTCAGGTTTATAATAGCGATATTGTTTTGCAAAATATTGCTTTGGGTTATTTGATTGGTAAGAGGGGTTTAACAAAAAGAGACATAAAAAGAAACAACTTACTTATATCAGAGAACTTTCTGGACTACATTATTTTACCATCGTATGATATAAATGGCGATATGAATTATTTTGTTGGCAGAAATTATAGAAAAGCTAGCAAACGAAAGCCACATTATAATTGTTCTATAATTGGCAGTTCGGAAATAATATTTAATGAATTTAGAATAGATTTTAGCAAGCCAATAATTTTAGTCGAGGGGATTATGGATTATATAAAGCTTACAGAGCATTATGATAATATAGGTTTTATGATTGGGGTGGATAATATTAATTCAATGTTGTTAGGTAAAATTAAAGAGAATAAGACAAAAACTGTAATAATGTTTGATTCGGACGATGCTGGTGTTTACGGCAGCCGAAGGGTACATGAGGAGCTTTCGTTATATGATATATCACACAAGACAATACGGTTGAATGGTGCCAAGGATGTTGCAGAAATGACACACGATAAAATTAACGATGTCATTCAAAAGGTTGTAAACATTTGATTTTTTATGCTATAATAAAAAAATGGTCGATAAGCTTGAAGCTGTTATTCGTGAAGCTCTTCAAAGATATGAGGGGGGTCGTTGCGAACACGGAGAACTCGATGTTGACTCGGATACACGTGATTATTTAAAAGAAGCAGAGGATGAATTGTTGGACTGCATTAATTATTGTGTATTTCAAGTAATTAGATTGCGTAGATTAAGGGGCGTCGATGTGGTAGAGACAGCATGAAATTTGCACACATTGCTGATATTCACATTAGAAACAATCAATACCATGACAATTTCAGATATACTTTTAACAATCTTTATGTATCTTTAGAAAAAAACAAGCCTGATCATATTGTTTTGGCTGGCGACTTAATCCACACAAAAAATCAAATTAGTCCTGAGTTGGTAGAGTTGTTAAACGAGTTTTTGGGTAGGCTGTCAACAATAGCCCCGGTACATATTATTCTGGGAAATCATGATTGCAACATTAGGAACAGGAACAATAAAAGTGTTATTGAAGTTTTAAACGAAATAAAAAAAGAGTATGATTTTAAAATATACAATGAATTTGACATAGTTGATTTAGATTCTTATTTTCAGTTTGTGACGATTCCTTGTTTTTATGACAAGAACCAAATCAAAGATTTTTTAAGTGGAATTAAACCAAGCCCAAGCAAAACAACAATAGGACTATATCATGGAATAATAAATAAAGCCTTGCTGGAGGGCAGCTTTCAGTTTGGGGATGAGACCTTTTTAAATATTGAAGATTTTTCTAATTTAGATTTTGTTTTTCTTGGTGATATACATAGACAACAATTTTTAAACAAGAGAATAGCTTATGCAGGAAGCTTGCTGCAAAACAATTTTGCTGAGGAACCAGATAAGGGATATCTTTTATGGGACATAGAAAGCAGAGACAGGTTCAGTGTAAATAACATATCTATTGAAAGCAAACAAAATTTTTATACATTATCTTTAAATGGGTATTTGATAGATAGTGGTTATAAGATTAGGCCGGGTTCAAAGATAAGGGTAACAACATCTGATGATATTGATGACTGTAAAAAAAGGGAAATTGAAGAAGAAATATATAATAAATATCGATGTACAGAGGTGTTTTGGCAATTATTAGACACAGGGGTACAAACTTATAGATTAAAAGCAACAGCAACGCAAATAAATTTTGAGAACATTAGGGGGATTGAAAAACAAGTTGAGTTGATTGGGGATTATGTTTTGCAAAAAGGTTTTAATGATTTTGATAAAGACAATCTCATAAGACTGCATAAAGAAATATGTGCATGTCTTAATATAGACGATTTTGGGGGCGATTTTATTTGGGATTTGAAGAGCTTGTCTTTTAACAATTTGTTTAATTATGGAGGGAACAACCACATAGATTTTTCAAAGCTTAGCGGTTTAATAGGCGTATTGGGAAACAATAGACAGGGGAAGTCTTCTATATTTGATAGTATTTCTTTTGGAATTTTTGGCGGGGTTATAAGAAACATATCCAAGTTGTTTGAAATAATAAATAGACAGGTTGCTCCTTCTGTGGCAACAAGCGAGGTGGTTTTAGGCAGAGGGGGGGATGTTTACCAAGTAAAGAGAGCGATAGAGAAGGTTAAGCAAGTAAGCAAAAAAAAGGAAAAGTTTGTTTCAAAGGGTGAGTTAGAGATAAAAAAGAACGGCTTAACAATTGTTGATGATGATAAAATTAAAACTGAACAGTTGATAAAAACATTATTTGGTGAAAAAGAGGATTTTCTTTTGACCACTGTTTTTACTAGCGAAGGCGACAATAACATTATATCTACAAAGGCTTCAAAAAGAATTGATAGATTGTTTAGGTATTTTTCATTGGATTTTTTTGAGCAATTTTTGTTTTATGCCAATAAAGCCAAGAATGAGATAGACGCAGAAATAAAATATTTAAATAAAACATTATTAGATGCCGAGTCGATACACCGCTACAAAGAGTTAATAATCGATAAAACATTGGAGTTGGAAGGATTAAAGAAGAGCAAGGAAGAGCTTGATGAATATTTGTATAAATATAGCGGAGCATCACAAGAAATAATAAACAAATATAAAGACGCACATAAAAAAGTGTGCGAATTGCAAATTGAACTTGATGGCTGGGATGATGATAAAATTAAAGAATGTAGGGAAGATTTGTTAAACATAGAGAAAGCTACTAAGAAAGTTTATAATAAAGAAAACGAAATAAAGCAATTGGAAAAGATTAAAGAATATAAAATACCTTGCGGGCAAGAATTGTATCGGGACTGTCCTTTATACAAAGAATTTTATTGGGATAGGGGCGATTATAAAACTATTAAATCTGAACATGCAATTCTGAAAGAAAGATTGAATGAACTAATAAAGAAAAAGCATGTTGTTGAAAAATATGACATGTTTCAAAATGCTAAACAAGCATTGGAGTTATTGCCGGATCTTAGTGATATTAATATCGGAGACATAGTTGACAAAAGAAAAGAGAGCAATAAGCAGCTTAAAAACATCGAGGTCATTAGCAAAGAGATTAATAATTATACAACTGCAATAGAGACAAACCAAACAAGCAAAGATATTTTAGAAAAAAAGAACGCAACAAAATCCATATTAGACAAATATTGCTCTATGGTGCATCGGGACGGGTTGCCATTTGAATTGTTGATTAGATTGCTAGGAAGCGTTGAGGCAACAGTTAATAATTATTTAATGCAGGTTATAGATTTTAGGTTAAAAATAGAGGTGGACGAGGAGACGCGAGATATAATATTTTTTATACATGAGCCGCACAAGCACAATTCGCCATTGAGGGAGGTTGAGTTGGCAAGTGGTATGGAAAAAACTATTATGGAATTGATATTAAGGGTTGCCATGCTCCAGTTATCGCAGATACCTAAACCTAATTTTATTATAATTGATGAAAAATTTGGGGCTCTTGATAACGAATCATTTGATACTCTGGTAAAATTATTGCATTTTTTAAAAAGATATTTTAAACAAATTTTTATAGTTTCTCATAATAATTCTTTTAAAGATGTGGTAGATGAAATCTTGATCATTGAAAAAGATAAGAACGGTTATGCAAGAATAAATCAGTGAATTACCGCATCAGAAAACGAAGGAGGATAAGCAATCGTGGCAACAAAATTGATAGTGATAAGCGAAGATCCGAGGCTGTTTTCGGGAGTATCGCAAATGACGGAACTTGTTTTTAAAACATTAACCGAACGTGGTGATTATGCTGTTCAATATATTGCTACGGCGATACGGCACAGAAGCTATGAGCCGGTTGTTGTTAATCCAAATTTAATTCTATATCCAATTGAAGAAGGCGACCATGCTGCAAAAGAGAAAATGCTTTTTGATTTGCTGCGGGCTTCAAAACCAGACGCTGTTTGGTTTATGGGGGATCCTCATTTTCATTATGATTTATTTCAGATTGAAAATAAAATTAGAAAGCAATGTCCTTTGATATATTATTTTGTTTGGGACAGCGAGCCAACTCCTCACTATCTTAAAGACATATATGATTGTTGTGATTTTATTGGCTGTATATCAAACCTGACACATGAATTTGTAAAAAAAGTTAAAAGCGAGCCGGACAAATCAGAATATATTTGGCATTGTGTTGATGAAGAAATATTCAAGCCACTTCCAAAAGAGCAGATATATGCAACAAAAAAAGCCTTATTTGGGCACGAAGATTCTTTTGTGATATTGTGGGATTCAAGATTGGGCAGAAGGAAACAGCCGTGGTTGATGTTAAAGATGTTTAAGGAGTTTTTGAAATTTGCTGATATAAGCAAAACCTTTTTAATGTTTCATACTAGAGCAACAGACAATTATACATCTTTAAATGAATATGCAAAACATCTGGGCATATGGGACAATGTTAAACTAAATTTGGAATTATTGACTCCAGAACAGATGAATGTGATTTATAATGTTGCAGACTGTGTTGTTAATACTAGCTTTCATGAAGGTTTTGGGCTTAGTACAATAACTGCTTTAATGGCTAGCAAACCAATAATAGCTCCTAAAATTGGGGGTTTACAGGACCAATTTAAAAAAGATAAAGACGGCAATGCTTTTGGATTAATACCTATTATCATGAGGAATCCAACAGCCTCTCCAACGGCATATTACATTTATGAAGATTATTTAGATGAGGAACAATTTATAAAAACCTTGACAAATATTTATAGTAAGAATAAAATATGGGTGATGAACCAGTATGATTTTGAATGGGCGAGAAAAAGATTTGCAAAGGAGAATATGATAAACAAATGGGATGATGCAATTAAAAAAACCATTGCCGAATTTAAGCCTATTGAATATAGAACCGAGACAATATGAAATATTTGGATTATAAAGTTGTTAGTAGAAATGATAAAAACGTAACCATTCAAATAGTACTCCAAACTTATCGGAATAAAAAATTTGGTCGTAGCGCGTTTTGGCCGAAGGCTTCGGATTACACTAAGTTGAAATTGGCTTCAGGTAGTCATCCAGAGTTTGCGGTTGTTTCTGCGTTCACGGTAAAAGACAAGTTTTCCCTTAAAGTGGTTTGGGTGAGAGGGAATAATCCCTCTAAAAATTTGGATAAAATCGAAATGCCCATTGAAGTTTTTATTTGTTTTAAAAAATTAGTTACTGAATATAATGTTTGGCAGCACATGAGGGAAAGGGATTCCTGATGATAAAGAAAAATGAAATATCTAGATTATAAAACAAAAAAAACCGCTGATGGAAACATAGAAATAAAAATAATTAAACAAGATGTTACTCATGGAGGCACAGCTAATGATAAGAGTATATTGCTTTACAAAACCAAAATAAATGGGCAAGGTTGTGAATTTCGTTCATTCTGTTATGTAAATTTAGATAATGGTGTGTCTCCGTGGATTTTTTATTTGCTTGGTTTTATGGAAACCAAACAACATAATTTTGTGCCAATTAAAAAAGAACATTATAAAATATTTAGAAGACTTGTAATTGAATATAACATAAAGAGAAAAATGGAGGATGCAACAAAATGAATAGTGCAACAATAACTTGCTGGAATAGACCAGAGATGCTTTTGCGGCTATATAATAATATAATAAAATGTGATGGGTGGGAAAACATTTCATTTATAATAAACATTGACACCAAAAGAACCGCCAATGAGCAAATTTATAAGCAAGTGATCGATGTGTCGCAAGATATTTGCTGTAAGCATTTAAATTTTAAATATAAGATAAGGGAACAACATAATAACTGGAACAACAGTTTTAACTTGGTTAAATCTTTATTAGAGTTGCAAGAGCAAGCCGAACCAAATTCAATAGTATATTTGTTAGAAGACGACTTAAATCTGTCAAAAGATTTTTTTGTTTTTATAGAGAACGCATGGATAGCCGAGCTGAATGCAAGCTGTATAATTGGAGCATGGAATGCCAATGAAGATTGTAAGGCTGGGAAGGCGAACGAATATTATGTAACGACGAGATCGTATCAAAACATAGTTCCAACATGGAAACGGGAGGGGCTAGATTTTCTTAAAATATTTGATACACCGGAATATTACACCGATATTCATACTATGACCAAGTTTTTACTTAAATTGTTTCCGGATCATAGGTTTGGAAGCAAGTGGGTAGAATTAGATGGCGCGATAAGACGATATTATGAAAGCATAAATGCTCAGGTAGCTTTCCCTTGTATCGGCAGGGCTACACATATAGGATATTATGGAATGAATAGACGGGGAATTTTGCCGATTGGATCATTAGAATCGAAGGTTGAAGAATTAGAAAGGTTAATTTGTAATGTAGACGAGATGTGTTTTAGATCTAAAACATATAAGGATTATAAAACAATTTGCTTTGACAATGGCTTCGACTATAAAACACCGCTTCTAAAATTAGATTAATTTACTAATTTAAAACTAAGTATTTGCATGAAGATTAAACTGGAACATGGCAATGAGCTAATTGTCATAGATATCAATAACGTTAATAAAGAAAAGCCAGTCAATAGCATAAAGTTCACAATGTTATACGATGAAACAAGCAAAGCCGAAAAGGAAGCTGTGGAGTTTTTCAAAGGGTTTTTTGAAGATTTTAGGCACAGATACTTTGATCTGATAACTGAATAATGAAAAAAGATTTCAAAGAATTTCTATCAAAAAAATATTGTATAAAATTTGTGTGCAAGCAGAGTAGCCTGCTAATGTTTGTTATATCCAAGATTTTATTTTTTAATAAAAAATTTATGACAGATTATTTAACAACTGTTGGCAGCACTATATATTATCCCCAAGGTTTTGATTTTGTTTTGAGCAAGTCGGGAGACGCGATGTTGTTTCATGAATTTTTACATGTTTGGGATTACAGGCAGAATAAGGCTTTGTTCATTATAAAATATCTTTTTCCTCAAATTTTATCTTTGTTTGCCTTGTTTGCTTTTATATCTCCGGGATTCTTATTGTGTTTATTGTTTTTATTGCCTCTTCCTTCTGCAACAAGAACCAAGTATGAGCTAAGGGGCTATTTGGCAAATATATTTTATTATCATAAAATATTTGGTTATGAAATAGAAAGCACGAATGCATATTTAGAAGGAATTGTAGAAAATTTCACTGGCCCCAATTATTATTTTATGTGTCGTTCTATGAGCGTTAAAAGATTAAAAGAAGAATATAAAATGCTTCTGAAACAAAGCAATTTATTTAATATATATCCATATTATGCTGTGTATGATTATTTTAAAAATTTTTCTGACATAGTGCTATAATAGCATTCATGAAAGAGTATATTTCTCTGAAAGAGGATTTTGCTGGTGCTTTGAAACAGCGTTATAACATAAGCAACAACAATGTTATTCTTGAAATTGATTTATGCTTATATGTTTTTTTGTTATTGGGATTAGATGCCGATGAAAAAGAAAGCAGCCTTCGTTTGAATTTGGAAAATGAAGAAGAGGATATTGCGGGCTACTTGCCAACTACAAATTATAATTGTGAACAGCCTGTGTTGGAGCCTACGTCGGAGCCTACTATTGATGACTTACATGACGAGAACTGCCTAAAAACAGATTCAAAAACATCAAATAAATCTGTATATAACAACATAGTATTTAATGTAGATGGAATTAAGTGTAGAGGAATAACCCATTTATATGTAACTAATGGAATTAGAAGGTTTACTTTTTTGGTGGTAGAAAAAAAAGATGCAGCAAGCTTACTTAAAGTGTTAGAAGAGGTTAAGATAAAATTAGAGCAAACAAGAAAAAAGAAAAGAATGGTCAAGGTTTTTCCAGAGCATTATGGATATAGGCTTCCTGATATTATAACATGGGATGATATGTTTATTAGTGACTCAGTTAAAACTTTTAAAAAAGATATAGAGTTTTTTTTGTTTAACAAAAATTGGTTTGAAAAAAATGGCATACCTTATAAAAGAGGATATTTGTTATATGGAGAGCCCGGAACCGGGAAAACAATGACAATAAAATCTCTTATGGGTAGTTATAAGGATTTGGCAATTTGCACTTGTGTTTTTGGAGACAGTGATTTCGAGGCTTCAACGTTTATGGAATTGTTCAATTGGGCAACAAAAAATAAACCGGCATTGATTGTGCTTGAAGATTTTGATAGGCTATTTAATAAGGAAACAAAAGAATCACGAACAAGTATTATTGATGTAAGCACGGTTTTGAACGTAATGGACGGCATGATAAACAGGGAGGGAACAATTGTTGTTGCCACTGTTAATAATAAAGCAATTCTTGAAAGAAGTTTGTATGCCAGACCTGGAAGATTTGACAAAATAATTGAGTTTAATAATCCAACTCCCGAAAATATTTCACAGTTTTTAAGTAGCAAATTTAAAAATGTTGGTATCGATACAATAAACTCAACAGTGGAAAAACTTAGGGGCTGGTCTTATGCGCAATTGGCAAATATATTGGTTGAAAGTGGCAATATAGCATATGATAGCGCCGATAAAATAATTGACGATAAGATTTATTTGAAGGCTATCGAAAGCCTTTTAAAATATAAAATGGCAGAAAAAAGATATGGAAAATCCGACAGCGGGTTAGGATTTGTGAAATGAGCAAAAAACAACGGCCAACAGAATTGATAGGGAAAACGTATAAAATAGCATATAAGGACAACGAAAAAGTTTATGTAACAATAAATGAGTTTGCGGATGAGCCAAAAAGACCGTTTGAAATATTTATTAATATCCCTAAAACGGACGACGATGCGATGCTAAAAGCGTTGAGCCTAATGTTGTCCGCATTGTTGCGAAGGTGTGACAACATAGCGTTTATAATAGAATCGCTTAAAAAAATAAAATCACCGAGGGGTACATGGTTTTATGACAGAGACATCGACAGAAGCTTTTATGTAAATTCTTTACCTCACGCCATTGCATATGCTATGGAAAAATTTTTATCTGAGGGAGAGGTGGTAAGCGAAAAAGACGAAACCGATGAGGAAGAAGAAGCGCCATCGACACAAACAAAGAGTATAGACGATGTTGAAAGAAAATATACAGTTTGCCCAAAATGTTCAGAGCACACTTTGATAAATTCAGGCGGTTGTAAAATATGTATAAATCAAGATTGCGCTTATGGTGGTTGCGAATGAAAAAAAATTATTATTTTTTTATTGTATAATATTGATGTGGCTTTAATTTTTTTTAAAAGGAGAGTATTATGAATTATGATTTGGATCATTTAAAGGATGTGCTGGACAAGGCAATGAATAGTGTGTTTGACGGAAAGACAAGTAGGGTTAGCAAAGAAGAATTAAAGGCGCAGATTTGGAAGCCTACAACAGAAAAGGTAACAAAAAGGGTGCTTCCGAGACTTGGTTTCAAGTCTCCCTTCGATGTTCAATACAAGCACTTCTTAAAAGTTGTTCCGACTGCAAAAACAGTTGACGGGGTTTTGCCTTGCAATAATCTAAATGCCGGTGATGTTTGTCGCCCCTGTGAATTTGTCAAGAATCTTTTCAAGCAAAGGAATAAAAAAGAAGAGTTTAAAACGCTTATTTCTGCTTTGCGGGCAAAGATGAATGTTACGGCGCTGATATGCAGTCCTGACAATCCTCTTGAGACATTAAAATTCTGGCAATTCAGCGATGGAACATATAAAAAGTTTCTAAGCAAATTTACCGATCCCGACTATGCAAATTTTACAAACACGGATGGAGAAGGGTGGGACTGGAAAGTTTATCACAAGATTTCAGAGAACGGGAAAAAGACATTGGAGTGCGAGACGTTTAAACAATATTCTCTCAATGTCGAACCTGAATTGTTAAAAAAAGAAATAGATAGGATGTGGAACTATTTTGACGAGAACTTTACTTTTGTAATGAATTCTGACGACGTGACAAAGAAATTTGAAGAATGGGTATCTGGATTGGGTGTAGAAGAAGTGCCTGAAGAAGAGCTAGAAGAAGCAGAAACGGCAGAGCCTCCTGCTGAAGACGAAATTCCTTTTTAGAAAAAACAATTAACGGTTGTGCTAGAATGGGTTATGGAATTTCAAAAAACAATTAATACAATTATCTGCGGGGATTGCGAAAAGGTTATGGACCAGATGCCCGATGAAGTTATTGATTTAACGGTTACTAGTCCTCCATATGGGGTACTTCGCGACTACAAAGGATATATTTTTGATTTTAAGAAAGTAGCTCAACAACTTTATAGAATAACAAAGCCCGGTGGTGTAGTTGTGTGGGTTGTTGGGGACACTGTGATCGATGGCGGTGAATCAGGAACATCGTTTGAACAGGCGCTTTATTTTAAAGAAATTGGCTTTAATTTATATGATACAATGATTTATGAAAAGAATGGAAGTCAATATCCAGAGAAGAAAAGGTACTATCAGTGTTTTGAATATATGTTTGTATTGAGCAAAGGAAAACCTAAAACCGTACATCTCTTAAGGGACAGAGTAAATAAATGGGAAGGAAGTTGGGGCAAGAGAAGTAGACGGCAAAAGGACGGGACATTAACACAGGGAGATAAGGTGCCGTATCAAACTCATGGAGTGAGGTTTAATATATGGAGATACAATACCGGGCATGGGTTTTCTTCCAAAGACAAAGATGTGTTTAAACATTCAGCCTGCTTTCCCGAAAAATTAGCAGAGGATCATATTGTATCCTGGAGTGATATTGGAGATTTAATATTAGATCCAATGTGCGGAAGCGGGACGACCTTAAAGATGGCAATAAAAAATAAAAGAAATTATATTGGGATAGACATTAGTAAAGAGTATTGTGAATTGACAGAAAAAAGAATAAAATCGGTTCAGCAAGTGTTGTTTGATAGAAACGATCAAACAGGAGTGTAAATTATAAAGGAGAGATTATGGGACGCCCACCTAAAAAAGACAGTGCACAAATAGATTTTGGAGATATCAAGAAGGCTTTAAACAGTCAACTAAAGATGGAGATAATAACAGATGTTGAGCCAATAGAATATTGGGTGTCAACCGGTTCAAAACTTTTGGATTATATTGTATCAAACAAAAGAGATGGAGGATTTCCTTGTTCCCGAATCTGTGAGGTAATAGGGTTAGAGTCATGTTTGTCGGGAGACACTATAATAATTGTAGATATTGAAAGTTCTATTTCTGCTATTACAATTGATACACTAAGAGAGATGATTAATAAAGAGCCCAATAAAAAAATAAAAATATTAACACCATTTGGGTTTCAAAGAATGGGGGCGTTTTTTGATAAAGGTATGCTGAAAGCCAGAAAGTATATATTCGATGATAAAACACATTTAAAAGCGACCGATGAGCACTTGTGTTATGATTATGCTGCGGATGTGTGGAAAAAAATGTCAGAGTTTAAAATTGGAGATAAGCTAACATCGTTAAATACAAGGGGTTATTCTCAGATAGTTAAAATTGAAAAGGCACAAAAGATTAATATATATGATATAGAAATATTGCATAAGTCGCATAGTTATTATACGAATAATATTTTATCACACAATTCAGGAAAATCTTTAATTGTTACAATGGCTTTAATAAGCACACAAAAAATGGGTGGTGCGGCTATTTTGGCTGATACTGAGCACGCTGCTTCGCCGGAGTTTATGACTCGATTAGGATTGGACTTTGATAAATTAATTTATTTGGAGCCGGATTGTTTGGAAGATGGTTTTAATGCTATTGAGGCTGCTGTTAAATTGATAAGAGAAAGGAATACAGAAATTCCTATAACCGTGGTATTTGATTCAGTGGCGGGGTGTCCGGCAAGGTCAGCAATGGAGGCAGATTTTAATTCCCAAGCTATGGGTGTGGAAGCAAGGGTTGTTTCAAGATCACTTAAAAAAATAACCCAGACTGGCAAAAAAAATGTTTTATATTTATTTACGAATCAGATGAGGCAAAAGATAGGGGGCTTTAATCCATTAGGTTTGCCCTCGTACACAACTCCATGCGGATTGGCTTTAAAGTTTCATAGTTCTGTTCGCATACAATTAACGCGAGGGAAAGAAATTAAAAATAAAGACGGGGACATTATCGGATATATAACCAAAGCCAAGGTAATTAAAAGCAGAATTGCTCCACCAATGAGAACATGTGAATTTGATTTATATTTTGAGAATGGAATTGATGATGGAGGATATATCTTGGCTGAGCTATCCAAAAGAGGAATTATTGAGCAGGGCGGGGCTTGGTATGATATCGATGGACAAAAAATGCAAAAGAGCAATTTTTTAGAAGCACTGAAAACAGATTTAAGTTTTGCGGAACAGATTGATGGAATGTTGGAAAAAGCTATGGTTATAGAATATAATAATAAGCCTCTAGAAGAGATTAGTTATGCCGAAGGAGAACCGCAACCAGACCTCGATTGAAATCATAAATTGTAAGAAATTTTTATCAATAATTTCAAAGCATTATAAACTGCTGTTTTTCAAATCCGTTAAATTAGGGGGTTCATTTGATTAAGAAGCCCGCTACCCGCCCTTACAACTTTGTTTATGCTATAAACGATGTGAGAGAATTAAATAAAAATACGGTAGATGTTTTTAGGCTTTATAAATTATTTAAAGATAAAAATGCCAATCCAAAAGTTTTGATGAACAGATATTTGTCTATCGATGATAAAAAAAGTATTCAAAGTTTCGAGACATATAAAAAGATATATGCCGATGAAGATGTTAAAGAATTTTTTCCAAATATATATGAAGCATACGACAAAGTAACAAAGAGGGCAATCAAAAGCATACTTATAGACATTAATTTAGCAGAGGAACAAAAACGATATTATTTTGATAAATGGTTAAAGCTCAGGCTTATATATAAAGACATTTACAGAAACACCAATAAAAATATTTTATATGATATTGAAACAACAACAAACGGAAAGATTAAAATACACAAAGAGAGTATTGTAAATCCATTGTTATTGGGGCATAACAATTTTTCTAAATGGATTGCAGAAATGTATAGGGAGGTTTCATATTTTGATGTTTCGGCGTTTGAATCAACCGTTGCATTTAATATTATGGATATAGCTTTTGAGGGAGAATTATACGCATATCTTGCAAATATTTTGGGGGTTGAAAGAGAGGACATAAAAAAAAATATATTTAGTTGGATGTGGGGAGGAAGTAGAAACAATAAAATTATAAGTGAATTAGATAACAAATACGGCGACAGATTGAAAACCTTACAAAACAATTTTAGCACGATTAAAAGCTTTCAACATTATATTGCAGGAGAGAGTGCGGCGACGATGGGAGATATAATTATTAACTTTAACGAAAAAGTTGCTGGCAATGGGCATGTTGTTGGCATAATATATGATGCTGTATATTTTCTTTCTGCCATAGATGTATTTGATTACAAATATAAAAATCTATATTTAAAATTTAACAAAATCCTTGACAAATAATGTTTTTTACGGTAATGTTGTTTTATGATGAAAGAGTTGAAACCTTTTATAAAGATAAAGAGCATTGAAGACAAAGGGTATAGAGATGTGACAATAGAGATGGAGGCAACCAATATAAGCCCACAAAATTTTTATAAAACCAAGGGGAAACAATACAAAAACATAGAAACAGCCATAAAAAATCTATTTTTGCATCTAGACCAAACAACATATAGGTTAGTGCCATTTTCTCGCGTAGGAGAAAACAATCCGCCGCAGCCAACAAAAAAGGGTGCCTTTTTTCTTTCAATATGCGACAGCAAGAAAATGTCAGCGTGCAATAGGCTTGTTTTGCAAAAGAAATATTTATGCGTTTTAAAAATCTTGATAAACAGATTTAATATTTATTGGATGTTGCACAAACAAAAAACCCCATAAAAAAGTACAGTTTTTCTAATTACAATTATGGAAAACATAAATACAATATTAGAAAATACTTATAAGCAAATAATTGACGATAGAAATAGGACACAGTATCTATATGATAATTTGGTTGAAAAGCTGGAAGAGCAAGAACAACCAACAGAAAATTTGGCATGGCATTTAAATTATGGCATGATTATTTCAAAATATATGGAACTTTTAACAAAAATCAATGAGCAACAATTGAAGTTGATATTGATACTTAAAAGTGTAATCGATGCAGAAGAGGATAATACATTAGAGGAAATTTTAGGAGCCAACAATGGAAAAGCCGATGAACAAAAATGTTTCTAAAGATTTTGAAAAAGCTTTAAAACAATACACACAAGCAGCAGATAACCTAAAAAGAGCGCTTGAGCAATTCAATTTTGCAAGAAGCAAATTATTTTCTTATATTAAAGAGCAAAAGGATGATAAACAAGCTGGTTCAACAAGCGGCAACTCTGTTGGCTAAAGCATATAATCCACTTGCGAAAGGATATTCATGGAATATTTAGATAAATTTTCTCCCGACATAATAACAATGTTTTTGAATAAGAATATTAAGCAAAGAATAAACGATGAATTATTTAAAAATTTATCAAAAGTGCAACGGTATAGCTATAAAGGAATTGTTCTTTTAGTCGATATTGACGGCAATAAATTATCTGGTCAAAATCCTCCAAATACAATTATATGTAGATTATTAGAGGTTGACGGAGGCCTTGAAGACAAAACAATAATGGGTATGGCAAACAGAATTATTTATCCAGGTTCAACCAGCCCAATTAGAACAGGAGAAGTAGTAAATGTAATTTATAACGATGAGAGCATGACCATAGGTTATTGGCTTCCATATTCTACTGGAAAAGAAAATTTTCTTGCCAATAATACAAGTGATAAAGATTATAAAGTAAAAAGCAATTTGCTTATGGATACGCAAAATAGTCCATATAAAAACATGGTGATTGACGAGAAAAAAGTTGATGAATTGATGGGCGATCAAGATATTAGGGACATGCTCAATATTAACGATGATGATAAAGGAAGAGCCAAAATTAAAGAATATTTGATGGGAGATGATGTTTGCTTAATTGAGTCTGCCCCACCCTTAAAAAGAAGGGTTGGCGATAATGTTGTAGAGGGATATAATAATGCGATTATAATTTTAACTGCCGATAGAAAAAACGAAATAGGAAGTGGATATTTTAAAAAGGGTGATGCAGGAGCCATCTATAATATTACAGGAAGGAGAACCGCAGACCTTGATTTAATCAATGACAAAACTGTTATATATCAAAGCAGCAAATGCGATCCGGATGGTAATTTTGGTTTACCACAAGGGGAACATGATGTGCTGGAACAATCAGCAATAGGATTGCAGTCAGCCAATATTCGTTTATTGTTTGATTTTTTGAGAATATTTTCAAAAACTTTAAAATGCTCTATTGAAATTACTCCGGATGATAAAATAATATTAGTGCAGGGAGATACTAAGCTCGAATTTAAAGACAATACTATATCTTTAAAGAGAGGCGAAGCGAAAATAGTGATAAATGAGGCGGGCAATATTGATTTTGAAAGTTATGAATCTATAACGATTAATGGTAAAAATGCCTTTGTTAAATATAATGAAATGATGGGCTTGTTTAATAATCATACGCATTTAACGCCGATGGGTATTTCCGATGCACCTTTGAACAAAATGGGAGATGGTGAATCTACTCTTACATAAATGGAAGAACTTTTAAAAATTACTTTGTCCGAGCAGGATTATCAATTGTGGTTAGAGCATAATAAAACTGAACAAAAAACAAAAGATTGGGTTGCTTTTTATGAAAAGTTTTTAAGCTTGCACAATATTATATATGTATCAATTGCACAAGATGATAAATCTCTAAAAGATTTGGAAGACTTTGAAAAAGATGAAACCGGGATGCGAGTGCTGGCTTATTGGAAAGTGCAAGTAGAGAAAAAGGGTATGATAGGCAAAACGGTTGCTGAAAAAGGAGAGCCCTTGCTTTCTTTGAATATGCTCGAAAGCCAGAAGTCCCTTGGCAAGAGTCTCATCATAAAAGATTTAGGATTAAAATTTATAGATGAAGTTCCACCAGCCAAAATTTCTTTTCTGTCTCTCTTGCCGCCGATAATCGTAGGTGGGTTTTCAACAATGGTAAAAGAGGTTATAGAAAAAGTAAAGGATCAGTTTGGCGAAGAAACAACCAAAACAGTTTATAAAAACAAAACGGAATCAAGCCTTATGGTGAATGACGAAGAAGCTCAAAAAGAAAAAAATAAAGAATTAAGCAAGCTGCCGCCCCTGATTCATAAACAATTAAAAAATAGAATCAGTATGAGATTAGTTATAGATTCAACAAAAAGTGTAACATTTGATGCGGCAAATCCAGCAGGAATACCACCAACAATTTTAACGACCATTGAAAAAATATTTAATTACACCGATGTTGAGCCTTTGCTTGATCCACTAGAAAACGAGCCACTTTATAATAAGTTTGAATGGTTAAATGAACTTAATCAAAAAAATAAATTAAATATGCTTCTACCTCACGTTAGAAAGTTGGTGTTTGAATGGATAGATAAATGTATGGAGGCTGGAGTTAAAATTTATATTACGGTAACTTTTAGATCAGAAGCCGAACAAAAAAAAGCGTTCGAGAAAGGTAAATCGGATTCCAAAATTCCTTATTGGCACGGGACAGGAAGAGCAATTGATTTTGCAATATATGATAAAAAAAATAAACCCAATTATGATGCCAATAACAAAATTATAAAAGAACAGTATACAATAGCAGGAAAAATTGCTGAGAATATGGGTTTTAGATGGTTAGGATATACAGAGTTGATGGCTACAGGAACCGGTAAACCCTTTCAGGATCCATATCATATTGAGTTCAGAGAAGGTTTAACGCCACAAGAATCATGGAA